AAAAGGAAGAAAAAATGAGTAGAGAATTTGTAGATTTAGTTGATAAAGAAAATAATGTAGAAGCAGGGGATGCGTTTAAAACTGCCATGCTTCAAAAGGTAGGCAGTTCTTTAGAAGATAAACGAACAGAGGTTGCAAAAACTTTTGTTCAGCAACGTCAAGATATGTTGGATCAAGAGCAAGGGGATGACGATTAAACCTTTTAAATCTTTTCCTCAAGAACAACTGTCTTATCGCCTTTGGTGTGAGATGTTGGATCGTGTTGAAGTTCATCTTCTTACAGAAGAAGAAGATGAGCAACAATGGTGGAAAGACCTCAGTTCTAAGGAACAATCAAAATATTTAAGTGATCATCCTCAATCTGCCAAAGCAAAAGCAGAAAGAGAAAAAGAAGAGGGAGATTCTGAAACATCTAAATCGTTTAAGGATTTAAAGGATCATGTAAGCAGTGTATCTAAAAGTATAGGTGTAGATGCAAAAACAGTTGTAAAAGCATTTAAACAACCAAGTGTATTTAATACAGTAAAAGCATTAGGTGGTTCAATTTCTGCCGCTGCTAAAACTGTACAAGGAATGACCAGAGGTGTTGGTAAGGCATTGAATGTAGGTGGTGCAGTAATATCTGATACTCCAGCCTTCAAAGATTTAGAAAAGGGTGTTATAAAAGTTGATGAATTTATGAGTAAAAATCCTGCTCTAAAAAGAGTAGGAGGAGCCGCCGTTGCTGGTATAGCAACCTATCAATGGTTAAAAATGAGTTTTTCTGGTGATATTGAATCTGATTATGACGTATCTCTTATTGCAGATGGTATTGCTGGTAAGGCAGGATTTGCAGATTTAATAAACTCCCCTGATGGTGTGAAAAGTATGGCTTTATTAGGAGCAGGACTTGCAACTGGTGGATTACCAATTTGGATGGGTGGTCCTGTTGGTTTAGGTCTTGCACTTGCATATACTGGAGCAAAGAAGGCAGGGGATACAGAAACAGGCAAAAAAATAAAAGCAAAGATGTCTGAAATGGCAAAGACAGCAGGATCAAAAATTGAAAAGGGTGCAAAGGCAATAGATAAGAAAATAGGCACGAATGACCGTAATGAAGGATTTTCTGAAATGTATACCTCTATAATTGAAAAAGATGAGCATAAAAAATCTGTTCAATACAAGAAATTGGCACCTCGGATGAAAGATGCAGTTGATCAAATTTTCAAAAAAATGGATGCTAAACCCTCAGATTTCCTAAATAGTTTCGAGAAAACTATAGTAGAAGTGTCAAAAAAATTCAAGGTTCCTGAGAAGAAATTGATGAATTACTTTGAAAAAGAAATGTTGTCGGTATAGGAGCAAAAAATGGCAGTCGTATTACAAACTTTAGTCGATAGTGACTTTGAACATGTAGTGAAAATTACTACATCTAGTACTAATAGTGGAGCATCTATTGTAGATGCATCTGGACTTGCTGGTGCCGATACTAATCCAAGATTGTCATTAGTGGCAGCTCGGTGGTCTGTAGAGGCAACAACTGATATTCTTTGGAATGCCGATGCAAATATTATCGCACTTTCCCTTAATGGGAGTGGTGCTTATGGAGGAAGTGACGGGTTTCCATCTATCGCAAATAATGCTGGAACAGGTGTAGATGGTGATGTTCTTGTATCAAACGCCGCATCTGATGGTTATGCGGTATTAAAGTTTAGAAAAATTTCGGGTTATGATAATATAACGTAATGTATAATATGCATACACATAAAGAACTTGAAAAGGCAGTAATTCGTAGTCAACATACACAACGTAATTGGAATTTGAGTAAAAATATACCTAAAGACGATGTGAATGTGATGTTACACGCAGTTACAAACTGTCCTAGTAAACAGAATATTGCTTTTTATAAAGTGCATTTTATACAAGACCGTGATGTGATTGAAGAAATTCATGAACATACGGAAGGATTTAGTACTAAAAGGAAGAAGGGTGATCCTGTTGGGTTTGAAACAAACCCTCAAACACTTGCAAATCTTTTAGTATTGTTTGAAAATTATGATTTTACAGAAGATTTGAGTGGTGATGTTCATCGAAATGCGGCGACATTATCATTTATTAAAACTGGTAAATGGGATGAGAAAAAATTAAAGGAGTTGGAGAGAGATAGACAGGTTGCAGTAGGAATTGCCGCTGGATATTTAAATCTAACTGCTTCTTTGATGGGATATAGAACAGGATGTTGCCAGTGTTTTGATGCAAAAGCAATCAAAGAGATTGCAGATTTGAATGAAAAACCTCTTCTTTTGATGGGGATAGGATTTCCTCAGAAGGGTGTGGATCGTAAGAAACATCATATTAGGGATTTTATATTCAACTCAAAGAAAAAACAACCAATTAAATATAAAATATGGGATTAGAAAAATGTTAAAACTTATATCAGAAGCAGTAGATGATGTAGAATTTATCACAGAAGCAAAAGAAGGTGGTAAAAAGGACTATAAAATTCGTGGTGTATTTATGCAATCGGACATAAAAAATCGAAATGGACGCATATATCCTCAAGAAATTCTTGCGAAAGAAGTTGCTAAATATGACAAATCCTTTATTAAGGAAAACCGTGCTTTTGGTGAGTTGGGTCATCCAGATGGACCAACAGTTAATCTTGAAAGAGTGTCCCACATGATTACTAGTTTAAAACAAGAGGGTAAAAATTTTGTTGGTGAAGCAAAGATTATGTCTACTCCTATGGGAACTATAGTTAAAAACTTAATGGATGAGGGTGCAAAATTAGGTGTTTCCTCTAGAGGTATGGGTAGTTTGGAACAGAGAAATGGTGCAAACTATGTGAAAGATGATTTTTATTTAGCAACCGCAGGAGATATTGTAGCAGATCCATCTGCCCCTAATGCTTTCGTAGAAGGTGTTATGGAAGGAAAAGAGTGGGTCTGGGCCAATGGAGCACTTGTTGAAGCACACCTTGCGGATGTTAAAAAGAAATTTGACGTAAAACAACGTCAAAGACAAGCGAATCAAGAAGCACTTGAGTTCGCAAAATTCCTCAAAATGTTATAATTTATAAATAAATAACTAAGACAAAAACGAAGGAGAAATCCGTATGTCAAATCCAAACGATGAACTGGACCAGACGATTGAGGAACTTGAAGCAGAGGTAATTGCCGAACTTGAGGAGGCATCCGATGAGCTTGATGAAGCAAAAGCAAATTCAGATGCAATGAAACCCAAGAAAGGTTCAATGCCCGCCGAAAAAGGTTCTAAAATCGAGGGAGAACGTCAAGATACTGGGAAACCAGTAGTTGATCCCGAACAATCCGAGGCTCCTGCCAAGAAAGTCCACGCTGCGGCGAAGGAAATTGGTGGAGATGCCCAACAGAAAGGTGAAGATCCTGCTGAAAAGAGTAAAGGCAAGGTTGCTACTAGTGGTGGAGTTCCCGATAAGGGAAAAGTTGGCGCATTGCCACGTAAACTCGCTGCTGGTGACGAAACTGACCATGAGGGTGAAGAACTTTCTGAAGGACCGAGAACTAAAGATCAACATCTCGAATTTTTTGCTGGTATGAAAGCAACAGAAGTTAAAGAGATGTTAAAAGCATATCAGACTAGTCTTGCCGAGCAAGAAGAGGATGAAGATGAAGACGATGATGAAGAAGCACTCGAAGCTGCAAAGAAAGAAGCAATCGAAAAACGCATTAAAGATATTGACGTAAAAGAAGATGTCAATGCCTTAGTAAATGCCGACGATTCTCTTTCCGAAGAGTTTAAAGAGAAAGCTGCAACCATCTTCGAAGCAGCTGTTAAATCTAAGGTACGTGCTGAAGTAGAACGTATCCATGATGAAGTTGCTACTGAAAAAGAAACAGAAATGGATACTTTTAAAGATGAATTGTCTGAGAAAGTAGACACGTATCTCAACTATGTTGTTGAAGAGTGGATTAAAGAAAACGAACTTGCCATTGAAAGAGGACTCAAGGGTGAGATCGCAGAAGACTTTATTTCTGGTCTACAGCAATTATTTGAAGATCATTACATTGATGTTCCAGACGAAAAGTATGACGTTTTGGAAGCACAATCTGATAAAATTTCCGAACTAGAAGGCAAACTAAATTCCGAGATTCAAAAGAATGTCGAAATTAAAGAGTCAAATAGTGAACTGGTTCGTGAACAGGTTATATCTGAGGTTTCCGAGGACTTAGCCGACACTGAAGTTGAAAAGTTTAAATCACTTACTCAGGATGTAGATTTTAGTGATGAGGAGTCTTTCAAAGAAAAACTCAACACACTGAAGGAAAATTATTTTCCGAAAGTTCATCCAAAGAGTGATTCAGATGATGAAGCTGATGGCTCCGCACAAGATGTTGATACGAGTGGTGCAATGAAGTCTTATATGACTGCTATCTCTCGTAACAAGGCACGTGCTAGTTAATAATTTTATAAATAGATGTAACAAAAAATAAAGGAGAAACAACTATGTTTCAAACAGAACATCTACAGGAAAAGTGGCAGCCAGTGCTAGAACACCCCGATCTACCTAAGATCGAGGATTCTTATAAACGGGCCGTTACCACTCTTATCCTCGAAAACCAAGAAAAAGCATTGAGAGAAGATGCTCAGTATCTTACTGAGGTTGCTCCTGTTAATGCTATGTCAGGTGGACAAATGGACACCTGGGACCCAATTTTGATTTCTTTGGTTCGTCGTGCGATGCCTAACCTGATTGCATATGACGTATGCGGTGTACAACCAATGACAGGACCAACTGGTCTTATCTTTGCTATGCGCTCTTCGTTTATCTCTCAAGACGGTGCAGAAGCACTTATGGACGAATCTTTCCCTGATATTTCTAACCAAAATGCCGCTGGCACTATTGGTGGTGGAGATGTCGGTGCTACTGAAACCAATCCTGCCGTATTGAACGACAGTCCTTCTGCTGGTACTTACACAAGTGCTACTGGTATGACTTTAGCTCAGTCGGAAGCATTAGGTGACAGTGGTTCTAATGCTTTTGCTCAAATGGCATTTAGCATAGAGAAGTCAACCGTAACCGCAGTTTCACGTGCTCTAAAAGCAGAGTATACGATGGAACTTGCCCAAGACTTGAAAGCAATTCACGGTCTAGACGCAGAAACAGAACTTGCTAATATTCTTAGTTCTGAAATTCTTGCTGAAATCAATCGTGAAGTAGTTCGATCTTTGTATGTAACAGCTGTTGCTGGAGCACAGGTCAATACGACTACTGCTGGTATTTTCGATCTTGACACCGACTCAAATGGTCGTTGGTCAGTTGAGAAGTTCAAAGGTTTAATGTTTGCCATTGAACGTGATGCCAATGCTATCGGTCAGCAAACTCGTAGGGGTAAAGGAAACATGATCATTTGTTCAGCAGACGTTGCGTCCGCTCTTCAGATGGCTGGTGTTCTTGATTATACTCCTGCTCTTAATAACAGCCTAAATGTTGATGACACTTCTACTACCTTTGCTGGTACGATGAATGGTCGTTTCAAGGTTTATGTTGATCCGTATTCTGCTAACGTAGCTGCTTCACAGTACTATGTTATTGGATATAAAGGTACATCACCTTATGATGCAGGATTTTTCTACTGCCCATACGTTCCTCTTCAGATGGTTCGTGCGGTTGGTGAGAATTCCTTTCAACCGAAAATCGGATTTAAGACCCGTTATGGTCTGGCCGCAAACCCATTTGCCGCTGCTAGTGCAGTCGCTGCTGGTGATACGGTTAACACCGATGCGTCACTCGATGCAAATACCAATGCTTGGTATCGTCGGGTTAAAGTTACTAACCTTATGTAAAATAAGGAACTACCCAAGTGAAACTAGAGAGGTCTTTGGACCTCTCTTTTTTTGCCTACTATATAATAGGTAATCAATTTAGATTACATACACACACAGACACACAGGAGATTACTATGACAGAATCAAAATCAGGATTTGAAATCCGAGCTGACCTATTAGGTCAAGCACAATCTATATTAACAGATAATGTTGATAGACGCCGAGACAGTCTTTTCGAACACAATAATATTCACCCAGAAAATAAGTTGGCCCCGCCAGCAGATGAAATTTCTGCTCAAGATATAATTGTAGTTGCAAAACAGCTATATGAGTTCGTAAATCAAAAATAATAGAGTAAGGGGGGTCTAAAGACCTCCCT